GCTTGCCGGGAACCCCTCTGGTTCAGTAAATACCATAGCTGATAATACATTGTTGTTGTATCTGCTATTGGCATACACCTGGATCAGGGTGGCGCCCGAGGGTAAGCGCAATTACACCGCTTTTGATGAAGAGTTGGTTTTATGTCTATGTGGTGATGATAATACCTGTTCTGCCTCAGAAGAAGCTTTGAGTTTTTGGACAGTAGACAACTTAACGCGAGAGTTTAAATTGTTAGGTTTGACTCTCACGTCTGAGCATAGTGAACCACAACCCGTGGAAAATCTCGGGTTCTTGTCAGCCCATACCGCGTTTATGTACGGTATGGCAATCCCCATTTATGATAGGGGGAAATTATTAACATCGTTGTTATACTCAGAGCGTCCAGATGATCCATCTTACACCCTAATCCGCGCGTGTGCTTTGTTGCGTGTTGGGTGGGCTGACGTTGAATTACGGCACTATATGCGTAACTTGATATCATATCTGATGGACCGTTTTGATCCAGTGTTGTGCACTGATCCAGATTGGAAACTGGCAAAACGGCAAATTCCTTCTGAGGAACATATTCAACGATTATTCTTTGGTGATGATTTGGTGCCCATGACCTTACAAGGGGCACCTCGAAGCGTAGAAAGTTGCAAAAGCGAAATAAAAATCGAAACCAAGAAAATGACAAGAAAAGTAGCAGGTACTAAGATCACTATTACTAATGGAAAGGCAAAAGCTCACCCTCAAAAGAAGAAGGGGCCTAAGAAGAGCAGTAAGAAGCGGGTTGTGTTGCAGCCGGTTGTTAAGGTGCAGGCTCCTAGGCCAAAACCTTCTCAAGCAATTATTAACCCAGCTCCCAGACGCTCAAAGCCAAACTTGAGTGTAAAGTCACATGGAGATTCATGTATTTTCTCCGGACGAGACTATATTGGAACAGTCTCAATGTCCAACACAAATGTTAATGGAGATGTGTTGATGACTTTTCCCATCAATCCTATGATGTGGTCTGGAACTCGTGCAGCGATTGAATCGCAGTTGTGGGAGAAGTATGAAATTGTTGATATGACTTTTACTTTTACTACTACACAGTCTTTTACAACAGCAGGTCAGGCTATTGCCTTTGTTGATCGTGACCCTAAAGATCAACTTACGAATAGTGCCCAGAACATGATTATTGCTGTTGGTGCTAGTGGAAATGTGCGCTTGAACGCCACTAAGCATGGTATGGTGCGTGTGCCAAAAGACAAGAAATTTACGGACATGTTTATTTCACCAAGTTCACCCGATGATCGATTGACAACAGCTGGTATACTGTATGTCATTTATTCCGGGGGTTTTAATTTGTCTGCTTCAACAGTTATTTGGACTGTTGATGTTGATTATCGTTTCAAATTCATAAACAGGCAATTAAACCCAGCATCATCGAGTTTTTCTCAAGGCGCGCGAACTGAAGTTGTTTCAGCGGCGCCCACTAATGCCAATTTGTTAAATGCTGCTTCGAAGATTATACAGCAGTTTCCCGTTGATATTGACGGGTCTGGCAATTTTAATATTCC